TCACCAAGAATCCAGGGTGAGCTGCCATGCTTTCTCGTGTGATGTGCACTGTGAATCGGGTTCACGCCTGAGGTTGGGCAATAGTATTACCCCAACCTCGGGCGGGAAGGGGGGTTCGTGTCTATAAATACGGACCCCCTTCCCGCCGCCCCCGGTTACAAGCCCGGCCATGGCGTATGGCTCTCGTAAGAGAAAATACTCTCGGCGAGGTCGGAAGAGCTATAAGCGTGTTCGTCGTGGAGGTTTTGCGCGCCGTGTTGTCAAGCGTGCTAAAGTGCGTAGGGCGAAGGCCCGAATCAAGAGAACAGTGTTGTCACTCACAGAAACAAAGTATGTGAATCGTGCGCTAGCGGATGAGAGTACTGTGGAGCATAATTACTTGAAGAAGTATCCATTGTTCGACAATGTGGGTGGAAGCGTAGGTCTGAACGCGAACATTGACTCCGTAGGATCTTCGTCTCTTCACAAGATGAATGCCATCAATGGAAGAGAGCTGTTTTCCAGGGGTATAATGATCAGAGGGTTCGTGAACGCGAGTCCGCCATTTGGCAGGAGAGGAACGACAAAGATTTGGTTGGTTGAGTATAACTCGAATCAAGGAGATCCTAGCATTAAGAATCAGATGATGCATAATGTCATAGGGAACTCTGCTCCAAACATTTTGTTAGATCCGTTTAATGGTAACATCAAGTTCAAGAAGCTGAGGACTTTAAGGCATAAAGCAAGGGATGCAGCGTCGTACCATGATGCAGTATCAGGAACTAATGTTGCGGAGCAAACAATGATCCCTTTTAAGGTTTGGATTCCACTCAAGAGGAAGCTTCAGTTGAAGCTGGTTTCAGGTAGCAACGGTATTGTAAATGAGCAGGGATTTGTGGATACCAATGAAGTGGTCGTGAAGGGAATGAAGGAACACATGGCTATTATGGTAGGAATGTATGACGACTACGCAACTAGCAGTGGGTCAAATGTTCTAGGTTCTAACGGCAGGTTTCAGATGTCAGCCACTTGGTATTTTAAGGATAATCAGTAATTTATTAAACGATTTGTTTAATGTCCCAACGATCTTGACTCATCTTAGAAGTGTCCGGCTCCCAATTAGCAAAGACCACAATATGTGGGCAAGGAAAGTGAATAGTACTAGAATCATACTTAGTCGAGACCAGATAACCATTCTTCAAGCTCTCCATCAGTGAATACACCACATCCATCGGGCTGTGCTTGGACTCTGGGTCTGGGGCTGTTGTCCTGTTGAGATCGAAGATAACTATCCCAGTAGTCTTCTTCGAAAAGATATAGGCCAGATCCGTCTTCTTCCCTGGCTCCAGGATCAGACCATTCCGCAGAACTGACACATAGGTCGCCATCCAGCTCTTTCCCATATTCCCGTCCGGGTCCCATCGCCAGTGGATCTTGCGGGGATCCGGCACCCCAGACAGAATCTGCCAAACCTCCTCTTGCCACGGCCTGAGAGTGGAAGCGCTCAGTTGGTCCTTGAGCTGCGAAAGGTGCTGCAGTTGCCCACGATGGGTAACGCGATCCTGAATGAATTTGAAGTACTTAGCACAAGCCTCAAAGCACTGTTCAGCAATATCATCAAATGACTTGCCATCGTCAATCAGCTTTTTGACTTCATCTAAATCAGTTCGTTTGCCTTGCCCAGCCTTAGCGGCAATCGACTTACGGTTGCCCCACTGAAGGAAGTCTCCTTCCTTAGTGCAGTATCGGAAGTTATCTTCGTCTGAACCGCGGCATGCGGACCAATGATAGTTAGGCCCTGCCCAAGCTTGTAGATCTCGCATCTCTCCTGCTTTCTCGAGCTGCAGGTAACCTTGGATGTGTTTGGTACCTGTCGTTGGAGCTTCCTCGAAGCCAAAGACAAGGTAGATAACTTTGTTCCTTGCGGTGATCGGGATACCGGTGCTGGAGGCATCGGTGAGTGTGATGAGGTCTTCATCGGTGTAGTTGTTCAGAGTGAAAGCCCAATGCTCACTCCTTGATGGCATAAACCTGTTTATTAGAGATAATTATTTAATATCCTGTCCCACCACATGTCTTCTTCGAGAGTCCGGAAATACAGGTACCAATCCATCTCAGCAATGAACCCATTCACAGTGCACATCACCAAGAATCCAGGGTGAGCTGCCATGCTTTCTCGTGTGATGTGCACTGTGAATCGGGTTCACGCCTGAGGTTGGGCAATAGTATTACCCCAACCTCGGGCGGGAAGGGGGGTTCGTGTCTATAAATACGGACCCCCTT